TCCATATTTCTTCTGTTTCTGTAAGTGTTGTTCCAACTTCTGCACCAATGGCTAGGTTAGAAATTGTATTGTTATCACCGTCAATAGTTTTGTTAGTTAAAGTTTCAGTACCTGTTTCTGTTGCTACTTGAAAATCAGTACCTGCATCGTCTGTAAAATATAATACGTTAGGAGTTTCATTCTTTACCCAAAGTTGTCCGTCACCTGTTACATCTGCATCTGCTGCAGCTTTTTCATCAAGATACACAGAGTCTGCAGAATCAATATTGAATCCGGCCATGTCAAGGTCTGCACCTGATGTTGCTGAAACTTCTGCACCTATTGCTAAATTGGAAATAGTGTTATTGTCTGCATCAATGGTTTTATTGGTTAAAGTTGCTGCTTCGGCCTCTACAACAATAGTATCAGTTCCTGTCAATAATGGTAGATTGATAGTTCTATCTGCTGCAATAGCTGCTGGAGTAAATGTATAAGAGAATGTATCTGCTGGGTTTCTAAGTTTAAATGAACCATTTTTGAATGTCCATGTTACGTTTGGATGGATAGATACTGTTCTAGAAATATCTGATGCATTAAACATGTTAGAAATATAATTACCCCAGTCACCATGAAATTTGGTAGCTGTGGTAGTACCTGCACCAGAAATGGTTTCCCAACTCATAATATATAAAAGGTGTACTTAATATTTAAAGAATTAGATTGAACAGTATGATTTATAATACTTGATAACTTTGAGTCCAGACCCATCATCATATCTTTCATGTTTTACTGTCCTTTGTTCATAAAATTGGTCACAATAATCTACTGTATAACCCCAGTCTGCACGTGTACTTGATGTTATTTTTGGTATTTCTTCTGTTTTTGGACTATCTACAGGTAAAAGTAGTATAAAAAAGAACATTAATACAATTAATGGCCAAAACCATATCAAAGTCTGCTCTTCATCCTAGCTACTGCTTTTTTTAACCTTGCATATAGATGCCATCTGGAAAATATTCTTGGTGGATATTTTAGTCTAATTCTGTAAATATCCCTATCAGATAACTCTAATTCTCCAGAGTAATATGCATCCATTACATCCCGGCCATCTTTGTTACCAGATGCATCATGTTTAAGGCCCAATGAATGACCTAGTTCATGTATTAATACATGGATAACATTATGTGTTTTTAGCATGGCATCTGGGTCTGGAGTACCTTTGACAACTTCTGGTGGAGCATCTTTTACTCTAATTGGGTCTCCGTTTAATGTCCAGATATAATCATCATTGAATACTACTTTACCAGATACACTACCTTGGCCCGGGTAGTATGCATAAGCTAAAACACTGGGCCTGTCTTTAAAATAATCATTCTGTTCGCTTGTCTCAAAATCAACTGTAATATCTACTGGTTTTCCATCTGCCATGTATTTTGGTATGAATTTAATATTAATCTCTATATCCCATGTAGTCATAGCCAAGTTTAATGCTTTTCTTAAATCCTTTTGTGATATTGACCTAGATGTACCAATGACATCGTAAACCATTTCTAGTTTATTCCATTTATGTGGCCACTCATCTTGGTCTTCTACAAACTGTGTTTTTCCGTTAAGATTCTCATAAGCTACACATCTTGCCATAATAGTAATATGTGTATTTGGTATAAAAAAGATTATGGTTTGAATAGTTTCCTTCTATTTATTCAGTCTACTTAGTGCAAAGTCAGAACCAAAGCCTGTTAGTAAACCTAGAATAACAGTTTGGACTGGCCCACCTAATACTGAAACATCAAAAACAGAAACTGCTGCGAGTGATGCTAATCCGGCTGCAATAGCTGCACCTGATGCTTTTTTGAAACTAAATGGTTCAGAAGTATTTGATGCACCTCTGATAACGTTTAGTCCTGCACCAGCAAGTGATGCTGCTACTAGCAGAATTGGGATGTCTACCATGAGTAATACTACGTTTCAAAGAGTTATAAACGTTGTGAACCATTTATTCATTAGTGAGATTTTCTCTACGTTTAATCTCCTTTTCTTGATTACAATTAGCACATAATAACTGATATGTTTCAAAGAATAATTTTTTGTTTTTATTATAAATAGCTCTTATGTGATAAATATCCCTTCTCTTTCTTCTTATATTTCCGTTTTCATTAACTTTTTCTTTATATCCATCATCATTTATATGGTCAAACTGTAAATGATAATAATTATTATTATTACATTTTGTACATTTATCACCTAATATTTTCATCATTTGTTTTTTAACTTTACGTTTATCTTTTACTCTGGCTATAGGGGTACGATTCATATAATCTTATATATCATTAAAACTATTAAAGGTTAAGTGAGTCAGAGCAGGACATTTCATGGTGCGTGTTGGAAAAGGGCCAGAAGCTCTTGTAAACAACATAAACGTATTTTCTCTATAGGCAATTATAGTTTACTATAGTTGTCTATAGAATTTTATTCAAAGGTTTTTATGGTAATACAACGTAACATACTCTATGCTCATTTTAAAAACAGAAACTGAAAACATAGAATGGTTAGGTATGGCCAATAAATATATCGAAAATCAATGGAAACCTGTAAAAAATTGGAATGGTTATGAATTAGAAAAGAAATTTTCTGATGAAAGTTTTGAGAAAGAATTAGATTTTATAGTAACATTAATCTAAAAGTGTTCTTTCCATCTAATGGCCAAGTGAATGTCATTGTTTGATGCACTAGCACCTGTGATTGTATATGTTTCCCCGGGTTCTAATATCAATCCTAAATCTTCGGAGTTTAATAGAACAGAATCTACTTTGGCCAAACCAAACTCAAACTCTAGGTTTGCTGCTGCTGGAGTAACTGTTCCTGCTGTATCAATCCTCATTACACTATTTGTAGCATCAATATTTGTCCATGATGGACTGGTGATTGCTAGGTTTTTGTAAATTGCCAGTTCAACTGATTTAGTTCCATCTGTTGATGCGTTCACTAAAACCAACTCAACTTCTACACGATTAGCTTTTGATTGGAATGTTGCTTGATTTTCTAGACTGAATAATACCTGCTGTGTTGATACTGCTCCTGTATCTACATGGCCTGTGAAAAATCTGTCCTCTGCTCCTTCATCATCTCCCATCATACCACCATTCCATGATGCGGTTTTAACGATTATGTTTGTAGCACCACTTGTTTTTGTAATGTCAAATCTGATTGGTAACATTGGGTTGTTTGAATGAGGTGCTGTGGTTTGTCCTGCTGTTTCAAATGTATGTAACTCAATAAACTCACCATTACTTAACATAAGTTCAAATGTAATTGGTGCTGAACCTAGCCATCCCCAAGTAATTCTAAAAATATTAAGTTTTGTAAAATCAATTAGGTTTGCTGGTGATTTTGCTCTCTCATCACCATTCCAATTTTCTCTGGTTACTTCTGTATCAGTTCCACCTATTCTTCTACCTACTACAAAATCTGTTCCACTATATCCAACATAATACCCATCTAATGTCGTGTTAGGCCCAGCAAATTGTTTCGCACCAGCTACACCACCTGTTTCAAATAATGCTGTAAATAAAGCATAGCCTTCAAAACCCGGCCTATATCTAATAATTTTTTTACTGGCCAAAATTGCTTGACCATTGGTATTAGTACCTGATGATAAAACTGCCATTGAGTTTGCCTGTGTAACTGTTCCACCGTTAGCTGATGAATCAGTCAATGTTTTTGTATTGATATTATATTGGAATTGTTCTTCTACATCTGCATGTCTTGGAGTAACTATATTATCACCAAATATACTTGCAAACTTTTGGGTTTTGCCTTCACTATTGGCCATACATATTATAATATAGTATAACTTAAATACGTTTAAGACGTAATAATACTATGAATTGTAACCTTACAAAACACGAAAGAGAGCACAATATCAATCAAAAAGATAAACTCTCACAAATCGAATTGGTTAGAAAACTCTAATCATTCACTTTTTTCTTTTTATTTGGTGAAAATGGTAGGATAATATCTAAAAAATCCCCTGTTTTAGTCCACCAGCATACTTTTTCACAGGTTTCTTTCTTTGCCATATTCAATTAACTCCCTGCTTGCTGATAATACTAGACCTATTAATGCTGTCCATAATGCTGTATCTAGATGTGGTAAGCCAGTGGCTAGTCCTGAACCTACATATGGAGTTACAAAGTACATGCCTGCGTTCCCTATTACTCTTGCTAAAGGTCTTCCATCCATACATTATTATACTGCACTCTTATTTTTAAGTGATTTAGCTGATTGAAGCGTTCTTCCTGCTTGAGACCATAGTAGTTCTGCAGGCGTGGGCCATCTATCTGTTATTTCTTTAGGAGTATTATCGGGCCAGACATCCATTCTTTGTGGTTGTGGCCACCTGTCTTGTGCTGGCCATCTATCTAAACTTCTAATATACTCTTCTGGCCATAAGTTCATTCCTGATGGAATCTTGAAATCTGGTCTCCATTGGTTATTTCCCGGAGTAGTTCCACCAGCTTCACCTTTAGACATTGTTTCTTTATCCAAGTCTTCTAATCCAAGTATATCTCTAACACCTGATTCATCAATTAATCCTAATTGGGCCATTTGTGTCAATACCATGAATTTTTCTTGGTTAAGTAATGTTACTAAACGTGGTTTGTTAAATGAGAATTTTATCTTTACTGGTAAACTTCTTACATCATCTACTTGGAATAATATTGATAGTATTGTGTCATAGAATTGTTTCTCTACTGTGTTTTCTAGTATGATTCTTTCTGGCCTAATCTCTTGGTTAAGGTATGCATCTACTTCCTCAATGTTTGCATTACCGCCTAGTTTGCCAATATCACCTTCTGCTAACATGAATCCCGGAAGACCATATGCTGTAATAATTGCTTTGATTAATCCAGTTCTAATAACTTCAAGACTTCCAATATCTGCAGAGTTTGGGGTATTGAGAACAGTTACACCAACTTCATCTGTTGTTGATGGGCCAGTTACTGCAATAGATTGGCCCTTGCTGTCATTTGCTTTTGCCAAGAAATCATTCAATACTTCATCTTCATTACCATATTCTTGTGGTGGGATTGGTACAGAATATACTGGTGGTTTGTACCATGTAGACTCTGCAGCTCTTTCATAGTCTTGATTTAGAATAATGTTTAATGTATTGGCCTCATCTGCAACTCTTGCTACTTTGGAATCACCATAATAATCAGAAAATAATTCATTGTTAAAACCATGCATAATGTAAATCATTCTATTCTTTGGTAATACATTGTCTCTCTTTGGACTTCTTACACCGATAATTCTTACACCTTCTAGTTCTGATGTGTTTTCGTTAATTACTGGTCTTTCTGTAAACTCTGGTCTGATAAGTCTGATTTGTTCTGGTAGGTCAAAGTTTCCATCTTCATCTGTTTCTAATGGAGTTAGGGCCAGTACGCATCTTCCTTGTTCTAATGCTGTAAAGTATGCATTGAACAGATTGGTAGATAAATCCATGTCTATTGCCATTTTATCAATTTTATCTTTAAGTTGTTCTGGAGTCATTTCTTTACCCCAATAAGGTACGTTAATTGTTGTAGATTTTTGCCATTGGTCAAGTTGTTCGTCTGGTACTTCCTCTTCTGCTCTTGGTACAATATCTGTTGTATATCCTTGGCCTGCTGTAAATGTTGTATGGATTCTAGATGCTCTGTAAACATATGGATTATTCATAGCAGATTTGAAATCTTTTCTTTCTTGTGTCTTATATGGGTCAACTGCAGCAAATACTTGAATACCTTGGAAATTATCTGTTACACCTGAATGTTTTCTCCAAGTATTATTTTTGTTAATCTTTCTTGCAGGATTGGTAGAATCTGCTGCCATACGTGGTGAGAATTTGTTTTCTACCTTCTTTGCTTTGACCATAATATTACTATAGGCTATTCTTCGTTATTAAGGTTTAAAATAGTACCATTATGGAAAGTAATATCTCCGTCTGATGTTACAGAGTTTATACATAAAATATCATCGTGACATGAACAAGGACAGTGTAAATTGGCCTGATGAATATGCTCACAATTATCGCAAATCAATGATATTCATACACAAATCAAGGATAAAAGAGTTTAGAACCCATATCAGGGTCTTGTGAGTTATTAATTAATAATTAATTAATAATCTGGTATACCTGATTTAACAATTTTTGCCATACTGTGTATTATGCGTGATTCCTCTAAAGTTTCCTGCTCATCTGATAGTTTTTCCAACAATAAGGCTATATTGAGTAGTGCTATCTTTGTTTCAAGATTCATTAAAACATAACTCCTATGCTTATGACCCTTGGGATTTTCAGGTTAACAAATCTACCTGCTCTTAGGTATAGACGATTACCTGCTTTCTTGTCTGGGAATAGAATGGCCCAGTTACCCTTATAGAAAAATAATTCTCTAGGACTCAATAGTCATCACTCCTTGTTTCCATTTCTCTATCATAGATTTCCTCATCTGTCCATACCTTTTCGATAGGTTTGAGTTCTACTACTTTTCGGCCCTCAACGTATGTTACGTTTGCAATAAATTGTTGGCCTTGGGAAATATCATCGGCCCTAAAGCCATATATTTTTATTCCCATTTCTGAATCTCCTTTATCCAGACTGTTAGGCCTTTGTCACTTGCTTTTGTTTGGACTACTTTCCAGTTAATCTCTCTCAATGCATCAATTTGCCATTCGACAACAGTTGCTTCTTGGCCGAATAGACCTTTTTGGTATGGTAGTGTGAAGCATGGAGTAAATCCTTGACCAACAATAAAAATCTCTTCTATGTTGAAGATTGCTCTAATCTTGGACTCTGCTTCTACTCTAGGAATTGATTTTCCTTCTAAGTATTGTTTTGACATACCTACTATACGTCAAAATAGTATTTAATACTTACCACACTTTTCATAGTGGGAAAGTTAGTAACGTAGCTGTCGTTCTATCTCTTTATCAACCAAGTCATCCAAGTTACCCATACGTTTGGATTTCTGTATTGCTACTCTTGGCCTTGGTACTCCAGCTATACTATATGATGCTACTGCACAAGCATAACACAAGGCCCAGAATCTATCATCATGGAAACCTGTAGGATGTTGATATAATACGTTACCTGCTTCTGATATTTTACGTTCCTGTTCTAATATTTCCTTGTACAAATCCTTATCGTGTACGATTAGTTTCTCATTATCAAAAAGACCCTTTACCAAGCTTATCATGTCCAACTTGTTAGGCTGTGATGACACAATATCTCTAAGTGGTATTTGTTTAGAAAACAAGTTCTTAGCTCCATCACCTACACCAAGTCTATCATATCCTATTGCTTTCATACGTTCTATGTTTTGAATCTTTAACAAATCATTGTTAATCTTATCAAATGGTATGTGTGGCCATACCTTCTGGCCTATCTGTTCTAATACACCGTCTTCTAACTTTAACACTACTAGAGCTGTATTGTCTACCCTAAGTGCTACGTCTAGTCCACCAAAATTAACCATTATTGCACACCGGGAAAGTTTGGGCCTTTTTGTGCATCCTTGATTACTTCTTCTAATAATGATAATTCTACTGCTTTAATCACAAACATACCTTGCATCTTTGACAAGTCTGCCTCTTCAAATAACTCCAATACTTTTTTAGTTAATGTTAATATGTCATCCATTTTTTCTCATCTCATTTGGGATGTACGTTTGGCCTATATTCTCCTTCTGTTGTGACATATGTATTACTAGGTACGTTCTTGGTAATAACGTTTCCAGCAGCCACTTTAACCCAGTCACCTATAGTAACGTCTTGAACTACACAACTATTCATACCAAGATATACATTATTTCCTATAGTAACACCACCAGCTATCTTTGCACCCGGAGCAAAGAAATTATTATTACCTATCTTTGAGTTATGACCAATGTTTACAAAACTACTAAAGTAATTATCATCACCAATTACAGTATGTGATTTCTCATATAGCCCTCTCTTTATTGTAACATATGATTGATAGTAGTTATTTCTACCACTTATTACATCACCCTTTGATACTACTCTTTTACCATCTGCTATCATCGCACCGTCTTCTACTACTGGTGACATGAATGGGCCAGTGATAAATCCTATGATAATTCACCTGCTATGTAATTACATTTCTCACATTTGAGTTGTGTATGTATTTTACAATGTGGGCAAATTCTTTGGAACTTTGCACCACCCGGGCTATGATTTCT